CTCCATGACTCGCCGGCGAACCAGGCGATCACTCTTGCCTCAATCGCTGAAAAGTCAGCCACTAAAAAGGTCTTTCCTTCCTCCGGGATAAATGCAGTTCTGATAAGCTGAGAAAGCGTATCGGGGATATCTCCATAAAGAATACCGACCGCTTCTGAGTCTCTCTTTTTGACAAGTCCTCTTGCTTCCTTCAGGTCTGGCAGGTGGTTCTGCGGAAGGTTCTGTAGTTGGATAAGCCTGCCTGCCCAGCGCCCCGTTCTGTTCGCGCCGTAAAACTGGAAGCAGCCACGGACACGACCGTCATGACATACCGCATTCTCCATTGATTGATATTTCTTAATGGATGACTTGGCCAACTGCTGACGAAGTACGAGCGCATCTTTTAAATCCCCATTGGCATCCTTAAGCAACTCCGTTACTGCTTTCTTTCCGAGGGTGTCTGTTTCGATGCCGTTTTCAAAAAGCCAGTCTTTCATCTGCGATACGCTATTCGGATTATCAAGTTCCGTAATATCCTTCATGGCAGAAATCAGATTCTCTTTCGTTTCCGTATCCATTGCTATCGCTGAATCCACAAGCTCAAGATCAAGCCTTACGCCGCGGTCGTTGATTTCCTGATCAAGGTGATATTCCTCCCACACTTCCTCCGGAACCGGAAACTTGGAAAGCGTTTCCTGAATTGCTATCTCTACTTCCACATCACGTTTGTTATAGGATTTAAAAAGCTCCCACTTTTCCGGAGCATCGTTTGGATAATTTCTTGTCCTCCCACCGTTAGACTTTGTTGCCGCACAGGGCGAACAGAAGTATTTGATAAGATCCTTTCCTTCCGTAAGCTTCTGCTTATCAAGTTTTAATACAGCGCCTACTCCCTGAAGCGAGAGCGGGAAGCCCATATAAGCGGACCACACCATCGTGCAGCGCCACGACTTCGGTTCAAGGTATTCTCCTGTTCCGTATCCTAAGAATCTTGAGAGACAAATCCTTTCAAAATTTGCATTGAAGGCTGTCTTTATAACATGCTCATCTTCGAGAGCCAAAAGAACTTCATCCGGAATCGTATCCCCGAGTGCCAGGTCCACGACCTGAACTTCTCCGCCGTCGACCGCATATCCAAAAAGAAGAATCTCAAAATCCGGATCTTCCGCATACTTATAAACGCCGCACTTATTAAGGTCAGTTCCGCTGTAGGTTTCGATATCGATACTTAATGTTTTCATTCTTCACCTCCAAGCCATAAAGGGCGGCAGGAATACTCCCGCCACCCCCAATGCTTTTTACTGATTCTTAATGTCCTTCATGCGGGCCGTATGGTATTCGAGTTCCCTTGCAGCGCGGTCTCTTTCCATCTGCTGACGTTCCTCTTCCCATTTCGCATCACGTTTCTTTCTCTGGCGGTCTTCCACCGTATCAATGATGCTGCGGACGATAAAGAACAGCGCCAGTAAAATCCAAAGGCTGAGAAGTAAAATACAAAGAATTGTTTCTGCGTTCATACCGTTCCCTCCTTAAGCAAGAAAATCATCGTTGTCTTCAGTATCGAAGTCAGACTCTGCAGAAGCTTTTCCGCCGAGAGGTTCTCCATCGCGGATCTTCTGAAGATTGTTAAGACCACAGGCGATACCTTTGTTGCCATTGGAGTTGAAAGCGTAGAAGCTAATGCTGGCTCTGCCGTATACACCGCTGTACACCTCGCCCCTTGTAAGAATCGGATTGCGGTCTGCATCCACGATACCGGGAGCCGTTGCAGAATTTGCATTCACAAAGAAGCAGTTCGCATAAGCCGGATCATCCGGACGCTCAGTATCTCCGTCGCGAAGAGGAGTCTTAATAACAGAGAGTGCCGGTACGGACTTACCGTTACCCTTAAGCTTTGCTTCGCCCTCCTGGTAGGCGGCTTCGATAGCGGCCTTAATCTTCTTGACTGTTTCCGTGTCAGACTTAGGGATGATGAGAGATACAGAGTACTTCGGTGTTCCGCCGTTGATGCTCTTCGGTTCCCACACATTTGCATATGACCATCTGGTCTCTTTACCTGTAATAACTTTCATAGGATTTGCATTAATATTTGCCATTTAGTTTTCCTCCATAAAATCGCTTTTTGCGTTATTCATTGCCGGTCTTTTATCACTGGCCGGTACCAGCGTCGGTTTCCCCTGGGGCTTTGTAATAAGCCCGCCGAGGATTTCTTCAAATCTCGCCTTACCGAGAGTCTTCTGCATTTCTGTAATACCAAGAAGCCTCTGTTCGTAAGGATCGAATCCTGCAGCAATTACGGCTGCTGCTACCTGTCTGTCATTTGTGTACTTCCTTACAGACCTGCCTTCGACCACCTTCCAGCCGTTCCACTCCTTTCCGCTTAATGCGGCCTGAAGCGCATATTCCCGGATGTCGTTAGCCCAGGAAACGAGCTCGTCCACCTTACCGAGTACTTCCTCGATTTCCTCATCTGTAAGAAGGGGCGGATCTGCGAAATCAAACTTTGCCATTTCGAGATTGGCATTTGCTCTTTCCCTGCAGTCTGCCTTAGCCTTACAGAACTGGCACCATTCTCCGCAGTGGAATTCTCCACCGCCCGAATACGCAAGTTCCGCTGCCGGCACAAGGACTGTCTCTGCCCATTCGTAAAGGCTTTCCTTTGAAACCGTGTATGTGCTGATGTTGGCCCGTCTTGGCTGGTAGATCGTCATGCTTACCGTGTCGATATCATAGAGACTTTCGAATATTGCCAATGCGCCTAATGCGTAAAGCATCATCTGCGGGTTTTCTTCTGCCTCTACCAGAACACCTCTGCCATGCTTGTAATCCACAATGTGTAATGTGCCATCTGCTATCAGTACGCAGTCACCGGTTCCAAAGCCTTCCTTCACATAAGAGGAGAAATCCAACCTCTGCTCAATAAGCACCGCAGGGTCAGAGCAGGTCTTCTTTGCCTCCTCAACCAACTCGCAAATATAAGCGGCATATCCGGAAGCACAGTCTTCCATTTCCTCGTCATACCAGGAAAGGTTATCTGTCGGATCTTCTGCTTTGATCCCTAGCGCTCTTTTCAGTTTGTATTCACACAGGCTGTGCGCATCGGTTCCCTCTGCTGCAAAATCGCTTCCCCTGTCCTCATAGTTTTCACCGAGTCTTGCGGAAGGCGGACAGTGAAGCCACCTGTGAGAAGAAGATGCTGAAAGCAATGCGTGATTAGTCGGCATGGAGCACCTCCGCTTCCGCCTTTAACGCTTCATATTCCTTCGGATCAATATCCGAAAGCCTGTCTGCGCCGTGCTTTTTCAGAAGTTCTCTGATTTCAGCTGTGAAGCCTGCTCTCGACTTTTCCGCTAAGACTGCTCTTATTTCAGGCAAGGTCATCGCCGGCTTCTGTTCTTTGGCTTTTTCCTTTACAGGCTCTGCTTCAGCAGTTTCCGTAAACATTTCCGTAATCGAATCTGCAAGATTAGATATCGTCTTCGACGCTTCCTTCAGTTCTGATACGATTTGTACAAGTTCTTTCATTTTTGACATCTGCTTTTCCTCCTTCCGCTTTTCTGTCTCTGCTGCACTGAATGACTTTCTTTGCCAGGTTCGCTGCCACGATGATGAAGTCCAGAAGGACATCAACAAGTTCGCTATCAGCGTTTTCTTTAGTAAGCTCGCCGCCCATCGGTCGACCTCCTTTCCGAGAAGTTTTTTCTTTTCCTCTCTGGTTGGTAATGGAGGTGACCTGGCGGTTTTGACGAAGGAATCAGAAAAAACTTTCATTTTTATCTGATCCATTCAGGGAAATCATCCCGAAGCGTGTCTTTCAGTTTCTTCAGCTGAGATAGAAATGTGGTACGGGGAACACCAATGCGTTCTGATATTGCTGCATCGTTTAAGCCCTCCTGCCGAAGTTCTCCGATGGTAATGGCAAGCGGCATCAGCTCTTCAATGCGCTTACGGAGTCTTGAAAATTCTTCTTTTAAGATATAGTTCTCTTCGATATCCTCTCCGCTGGGGATCGTTTCATAAGCGTTCAACTCGCTGCCATCTTCGCCGGTAATTGTTTCATCTAATGAATAAGGTTCATCGCCGGTCGTATGATACGGACAGGTCCAGCAGTCCATGTTGCAGGTAAGACGCTTACTGGCCGGGCAGATGCAGCGGCCATGCGACTGCATACGTTTGCGGTAAGCATTAATCGGACGGTAATAGTCGTTGAACTGTTCCTTCGTAGCTTCAACTTTCTCCCATTCGATAATTTCCTTACCGGTACTCGGGTTTACGTGTACCTTCTTCAGAATGATGAAGTACTGTTTCTCTGATTGACTTTGATTTGCTTTAATTTCCATGTCTTGTCCTTTCCCGCCACGGCGGTGGACACATGGAAAAAGCCGGTGGATCTGGTTGACCTACCGGCTCATAAACCTCACGAAGGCATACGAAATAAAACGGTGGTCACCGGAACCTGA